AACCAGTATTCGCAGAGGGCGAAATCGTAGCTGCTTGAACTGAAGAGCTTTCGGTATACGATGAAGAACATAAAGAAGTATTCGGATTAGAATAGGCGAGAAAGGACGATACAATGAGCAATAAAATAGCAAACAAGATTGTAGTAGATGATGGTAGCAAGGTCTACACGATTGAGAACAAAAGAGGAAAGGTTCTCGGCAAGTTCGAGTTCAGACCTACAGACACAAACATCGTGAAGAGATATGAGGAAGTAGTTGAGTACTACAATTCCTATCAGCTGCCGGAGAATCCAAGCGATGCGGATATGAGAAAAGCAGAGGATGACATCATGGAGAAAATCTCCTACCTTGTCGGAGAAGATGCGAAAGAGACATTCTTCTCAATTCTCGGAGCATTCTCACCACTGGTAAATGGGGAACTGTACATGGAGAACGTCCTGTCCTCTATCGCAAAAGTGATTGAGCGTGAGATGAACATCCGTACAAAGAAGGTACAGAGTCGCATGAATAAGTATGTGGCGAAGTACCACAACTGATGGATCCGTGGAAACTTCCCACATCTTTAGAAGTTAATGGAAAAGAATATTCGATACGCTCCGATTTTAGAGTAGTATTGGATATTCTTTCTGCTATGAATGATCCTGATATCTTCGAACCTGGCATGACGGAAGAAGAGAAACAACAGGAGAAAGCACTCACAATGCTTAAAATCCTCTATGTTGACTTTGATTCCATGCCACCAAAGGACTGGCAAGAAGCCTGTCAGAAAGCGTGTGAGTTCATTGATTGCGGTATCAAGAATGATGGCAAGCCTAGACCTAGAACAATGGACTGGGAACAGGATGCACCTATCATAATACCTGCTGTGAATAAGGTCAATAACGGTGATGTACGTTCTGTAGACTATATGCACTGGTGGACATTCTTCGGACTCTATATGGAGATTGGAGAAAGCACATTTTCAACAGTAGTCAGCATCCGTGACAAGAAGAGAAAAGGTAAGAAGTTAGAGAAGTGGGAACAGGAATACTACAAAAATAATAAGTCTATTGTGGACTTACATCAGAAGAGTACAGAGAGAAGTGACGAAGAGAAAGCTGAACTCCGAGAACTATTCGGATTGAATAAATAACCGGATATCAATAGAGATATTCGCTGACCGCAGATAATTAGCGGTGGAAAGGATTAGAAATGGCACAAGCCGACGGCTATATCATAATTGACACAGAGATTAACGCTGACGGCATGAAAGCCGGAAGCAGAGAAGTTGAAGCAGCTGTCAGAAGAATGGCAAATTCGGTCGAGGACATGGGTTCCAAAGTTAGGGCAGCACTCAACAAACAAGCAGACTCATTCTCAAAGTTAAATCAAGAATATGCTGCACAAGAGAGAAAGGTTTCTGACCTTAAGAAGAAAGTAGCTGAATATGGTGAGCAGAAGATTCCAACAGAGGAATACAGAGAGATTCAGACTCAGATTGACAGAGCCACACAGAAACTTAGCTCACTGGAATCTGCACAGGAAAGATTCCTGTCTACTGGTGGCAGAAAGAACAGCTCATCTTTTAAGAAGATGCAGTATGACATAGAAGAGCTTGAGAATGAAATTAAATATGCTAAAGCAGAATTAGCAGAATTAGAAGCATCAGGCGGAGCATTTACGCTTGGATCAAAGACACAGGAAGCAGCAGCCAGCATGCGTACATTGCAAGCAGAAGAGAGAAAGCTTGCGGACATGAATAACAGACTTCACACATCGTATAATTCTGTAAAAGGAAGTGTGGACGAATACAAGCAAAAATTGATGAGTGCAGCACCGGCACAACGTAAACTTGCCAGCGAAAGTGAAAGAGCGTCAAAGTCTATTGCAAAAACTGGAAAGGCTGCGAATGGTGCGAAACTCAGCATTGGAAGAATGCTTGGAATGTCACTATTAATGAGCGTAGCGTTCAGAGCATTCTCTGCTGCAATCAACGCTATCAAGGACGGATTCACAAACCTTGCACAGTACTCTAGCAGCACGAATAACAGTATATCAATGCTGTGGAGTAGTCTTGAAACTCTTAAGAACAGCTTAGCAACAGCGTTTGCACCAATTCTTAGCATAGTAGCACCAATATTAAGCAAGTTCATTGGTATGCTTTCGACAGCTGCAAGTTATGTGAGTATGTTCTTCTCATTCCTATCTGGAAAGAGTACATACACGAAAGCTATCGCAGTACAGAAAGATTATGCCGGAAGCCTTAAGGATACGGCAAGCGGTGCGAAAGATGCAGCGGACGGAACAAAAGAAGCTACGGAAGCTGCGGAAGAGTACTTATCGCCACTTGATGATATCAATAAAATGGATAAGCAAGACTCAGGAAACGGTTCCGGTGGATCCGGTGGTGGTGGAGGTGGTGCCGGTGGCGGTAGTGGTTCCGGACCATTGTTCGAAGAAGTACCGATTGACAATAAGTTTGCATCCTTGCTTGAATCCGTACTGGACAAATTGAAGCAGATCAGGGACATCTTCATGAGTGGATTCTGGGATGGACTTGGAGATTACAAGCCACTGATCGAAGAACTCAAGAAGGATTTAAACTCTATTAGCGGATACATCAGAGACATATTTGCTGATAAAGATGTTCAAGCAGCAGCGAAGAATTTTGCTAGAAAATTCATTTACAATCTAGGGAAGATTGCCGGAGCATTTGTGAGTATAGGACTGACCATAGCAGTGAACATAGTAGGTGGAATCGAAAGCTATCTTGCTGAAAATGTGGACAGGATAAAACGTTATCTCATCAGAATGTTTGACATTGGTGCTGAAATCATGGATTTGCTTGGCACTCTTGCAGCCACAATTGCAGAGATTTTTGCTCAGACATTCGGTTCACAGACCGCACAGAATATCACTGGAAATATTATAGGAATATTCGCCACAGCGTTTGGATTAGTTTCTGAATTAGTAGCATCATTCGCAAGAGATTTGATTAATTTTATCGTACAGCCGATTGTTGATAATAAGCAAAAAATCATTACTGCAATCAATGAATTGCTTGCTCCGATTGAAACGATAACACAAGGAATAGAAACTTTTCTTCATAATGTCGCAGATGGTGTGACGGATTTATACGACAACCACATTGCCCCATACTTCCAAAAACTGACGAATGGATTCAGCATGATTGTTGGAGCTTTGCTTAATGTATTCAATAATTACATTGCGCCAGTTCTTTCAAATATTGCAACACTAGTATCAGGAGTTTTGAATGGTCCGGTCAGTGATGCCATAGGACAGGCACTCATATTAATCGGAAAAGTGATAGATATTCTTGGCATTTTATGGGAAAGCGTTCTTGCGCCATTCATAAGCTGGCTGATAGAAACAATCATACCGGTTTTAGCTCCTATATTTGAGTGGGTTGCTACGACATTTATCAATTTGTTCGGAACAGTATCGCAGATTACAGCCGGAATCCTTGAAGTCTTGAATGGCTTCTTAGATTTCTTCAAAGGAGTATTTACTGGCGATATCACACTTGTAACCGAGGGATTAAAAACTATCGCAGAAGGATTGAAAAAAGCAATCGTTGCAGTATTCACATTCATCAAAGACAACATCTTGACACCATTCAGTAACTTCCTTGAAAAAGTATTCCGTGTGAATTTTGAAAAGACATTCGGATTAGTAGGAATGTACATGGAATCTTGGGGGAAAACACTGAAAGATATTGTCGATTCCGTGAAACAAATATTCCAGGGAATTATTGATTTCGTTACTGGAGTATTCAGCTCAAATTGGAGTCAAGCATGGAACGGAGTGAAAGAAATCTTTAGCGGAATATGGGGAACATTTGCTGGTATTGTGAAATCTCCGATTAATGCAATCATTGGATTCATCAACCAGTTACTTTATGCAGTGGAACGCATGCAACATGGAATTGCAAATGCATTGAATGCAATTTCGATTGATCTTCCTGGATGGGTACAGGGTTTAACAGGCTATTCTTCTTTCGGATTCAATATTGGATATATCTCAACTCCACGAATTCCGTATTTAGCGCAAGGAGCAGTTATCCCGCCAAACAAAGAGTTTATGGCAGTACTTGGAGACCAGAAGAGCGGGAACAACATCGAAGCACCTGAAAGCCTTATCCGAAAGATTGTCAGAGAAGAAACCGGCAGCAGTTCACAAAGAATTGAAGTTCCTGTATATCTGAACCGTAGACAGATTGCGAAGGCTGTACTTGAAGAAGGAAAGAACATGAGAACACAGACGGGAAGAAATCCGTTTGAAATGGCTTAGGAGGTAGAACATGGCACAGAATCATTTGAAATTCGGTTCGTACACAGCACCGGAAGTGGACGAGGACGGATACCAGATTTCATTCGCTACTACCTCTACAAAAAACTCAGGAAGAACCATGAGGGGAAATATGAAAAACTCCCCTCTCTTCACAATAGAAGCTTATGAGCTGAAATGGAGTGACATTAAGGTAAGTGACGCAAGCAAAATTCTCAAGGAGGTTATGGGAAAGAGCGGATTCGACTTTTTCCACCTTAACATTTATGAGGATAAATGGGAAACCAAAAGGTTTTATGCAGCAAACTTTAATGCTCCATGTGTAAGTTTAGTAGAAGGCGAAGAGAAACTGGATGAGCTGAGTTTTCAAGTAACATCGGAAAATCCAGTGTTATAGATTTCACCGGATATCGTTAGAGATATTCGCTGACCTTAAATAGTTAGAGGTAGATTTAATGAAGAATGTAAGCAACGAATTCAAAAACATCATAAAGTCAGGCGGCCCGTTCTATGCTTACGCATCGATTACACTGAAAAACGGCGAGAAACTATATCTTGATTCTGAAAATGATTTTTTTATCAGTGGAAATGGATATTCAGAAGACGGAGGAGATGGATTCCCACTGGGATCCGCTCTCTCCAAGTCCGTTACACTTGTCATTGATAACATTGACGAGAGATTTTCCAAGTATGATTTTTACTACGCACAGATTTCACTCTTTACGGAAGCTGACATCGAAAATAGAAGCTACGATATATGGAGAGATATAAAAGGCGAGGAAATACTTGATATCAATGGCAACACGATTATGCTGACGAAATCAAGAATCGAGAGACTGAACGAGGGCACATTTACCGTGCTTGAGCCGACAGCAGTTGGAGATACGATAGAACTTGTAGGTTACGATTCAATGTACAAGGCAGATGCAGACTTCACATCTAAATTATCTTATCCAACAACAGCCGGACAGCTTTTGAGAGAAGCGTGTAGTACATGTAATATCATGCTTGGAAGTCCGAAGTTTAACAATGACGATTTCGCGATTGAACAGGCTCCGGACAAAGTGACTTGCCGAGAAGTTATCGGATATATCGCAATGCTTGCTGTTGGTAATGCAGTGATTCAGGACGGAACACTTGTTATTAAAAGTTATGACTTCTCTGCAATATCGAAGATTGCGAGTAGAGCGGACTTGGTGGAAGATGCTGGCTATAGCATTTTGATGGATTATCAGTCAGATCCGGACATTAGCACAGATCCTGTTGTAATCACTGGAATTGCGACCACAAAGAAAGTAGAAAACGAGAGTAGAATCTTAATAAGAGGCACGGATGATTATGCACTTGAAATCACGAATCCTCTTATTGAAGGACATGAAGATGATGCTATCAACCTGATTGGAGATGTACTGATCGGAGTTAAGCTGAGAGGTTTTAGCGGAGAGTTCTTCCCGGATCCAACGATTGAATTCATGGATTTGGCTTGCGTGGTAGATAGGAAAGACAAAGTTTATCCAACATTTATCACATCCCATGAGTTCAGCTATCTCGGAAGCAGTTCGTTCTCTTGCGGAATCAAAGATCCGGAACGTCAAAAGAGTACTTATTACAGCGAAGCTAAAAAGGTATATGAAAAAGCTAATAAGGAAATCAAGCAGAATAAGACGGACTTTGAAGCAGCTGTCGAGAATCTGAATAAGACGCTTGAGAATGCATCTGGAATGTATTCGACAGAATCACCACAGCCGGACGGAAGTATGATTACATACATCCATGATAAGCCGACAGTAGAAGAGTCCAAGAATGTAATCAAAGTTACATCTGAAGCCATTGGTATATCAAAT